GGCGGCGNNCATCTCTAGTGAGACGTAAGCTATGGCGCGGTCGATGGAGGCGAGNTTGCCGGTGAGGTGCAGGGCGAGGGCTGATTTGCCCACGCCGGGGCGGGAAGCCAGGACGTACATGCAACCGTTGCGGAACCCGCCGTTGAGGGCTTCGTCCAAGTCCTTGAACCCCGTGGGCAGGGCGTTCGGTCCGCCTTCATCGGTGGCCAGATACTCGGCGTGGGCTGCGGCGATTGCCTCGGCGCAACCGGAGGCGCCGGAGCCGCCTTCGTCGGCAAGGGCGCATGCGGCGTTGAATGCGGTCAGGGCTGCGGTGGGGTCGGCGCGGGGGTCGGACAGGGCGTCGGTGAGGGCGAGGTTGGCCCGTTGGATGGTTCGCGTCCGTCCGGCGTCGAGGAGGTATTTGGCGAAGCGGTCGAGGATCGGGGCGCGCAGGCTGTGATCCGCCAGCCGGTAGACGTGGTCGTCATATTCGGGCAGGCGGAGGGCGAGGTCGAGGTAATCGAATGGCCGGGATTCGGCGCACAGGTCGGTGAGGGCGATGAATATCGCCTTGTGGGCGGCGTCTTGGAAGTCCTCCGGGGAGAGGGTTGCGGTTACCTTGGCGGCGTTCTCGGTGGCGGACAGGGCGTGGGCGAGGGCGCCGAGTTCGGCGGTGTACTGGGTAAGTTCCTCCACCCGCTAGTCCCGCATCGGTTGATCGAAGCGCTTGGTAAGGGGTTGGCGGGGTTGTTCGCGAACGTCGGGGCGGGCTTCGGGTATCCAACCGTTGCACGCGATGGCGAAGGCGTCTTCCCAGTTGGCGAACTTCTTTTCCTTGGCGGTGGCCCAATCGCGGAATATGCGGAGGGCTTCGCTGCGGTTGAGTTGCGCTTGCTTGGTGATGCGTTCCGGTGGGTCGAAGTCGGTGGGGTAGGGCGTGGTCGAGTCCGGCGGAACGGGTTCTGTATTAGTTACGTCAGTAACCTTTTCTTTTCTTTTTCTTCTAATCCCTGAAACTCGGTGCGCGCGAGGGGGGGAACTCTGCGGGGCCTGCTTGGGTACGTAGAGGGCCTCTCTCAAGTACCCTTTTATTATGGTCTGGATGGAGTCTCCGGTGAGGGCGGCGACGTTTTCGAGGTCTTGTTTCATGGTCGCCGGGACGGTTAGTTTTACCTGTACTTTCTTCATTGCAGGAGGTGGTGCCGGAGGATGAGTATGGCGTCGGCTGTGGCGAGGGTCGGGCGCAGGGATGGGTAGAGCCGGGTGGCGTGGTCGCGCAGGACTCGTTTCTTCTTCGACCCCTTCGCGGCTTTGACTCCGGTTAGACCTTTTTGCCAGACTTGGGGGCGGTAGAGGTGGACCGGTATTAGGTTGGCCCGGAAGGCGCCTACGATGAAGCCGTAGTGGTAGCCGAGGACGAAGGAGGTTGAACCGGGGACGGCTTTGCCAACGAACTTCGGGACTTCCTCGACGGCGGCTTCTATGGCGGTGACGTCGGGGTTGTCGATCCAGTCGCGGAGGTCTGCGAGGAACTCGGTCTCGCCCTTGAAGGGGAAGGTTCCGAGGAGGCGGCTGTCGTAATCGACGGCGTAGCCGCCGGACTTGCCCGGATCAACTGCTACCGTTAGCTTCATCGTCCCCCTTTCCCGCCTCTGAGGAGGCGCCGGTGGTGACGGTGGTGACGGCCTTGGTGTTGTTATTCTTCGCCTTCCTCTTCCTCTTCTTCGGCTTCGGCTTGCCCGCCTCGTGCAGGCGCAGGGCATTCAGGACGTCGCCTTCGTCGAAGGTCTTCTTGTTGCCTACCCAGCGTCCCTCCAGGTCGTAGGCTGCGGCGAGGCGGTTCATGCGGTACTTGGATACGCCGTGTTGGCGCGTGGCGTCGGCCATCGAGATGCGGCGGTTGCCGGCTTTGGGCTTGAGGTCGATGGAGACGAGGCTCTCGGGGTAACCCGGCCAGAAGCCCGTCTCGGTGCAGTATGACCAGAGGTTGCAGGCGTCCCGCATGCGCCCCAGTTGAGCGTTCACGTCCGAGCCTGAGATGACGTACAGGCCCACGGCGTGAGGTTTGGTTTTTTCTACGCAAGCGAATACGAATTTCTTCACGGGATACCCCAGCGCCCGGAGTCCTTCCCGATAGAAGCAATTTTGGAAATCGTAGCCGAATTTGCGGACGGAGGAGGTGAAGCCTCTGCGCGAGGCGGACCCCGAAGTCGTCTTCAGGTCCATCACGATACCCTGCTCGGGTAGCAGGAGGTCCGGGCGAATCCGGCAGGGGCATCCCCGATAGGAGAAGAACCCGGACTGTTCCACCAGCGCGCCTTCCTCCGCCAAATACCCCGCCACCACGGGGTTGGCGAGGAAGGCTCCCGCTAGGTCGAGGCACAGGTCGTAGTCGCTCTTTTTCAGGAAGGTCACCTCGGGGCGCTCGGTCTGCAATGACCGAAGCGCCTCCTTGTAGACCTTCGTGCGCGGCCCATACCCGTCGAACTCGTCGGGGATATAGTCATACTCCTCATCCAGTTGACCCGGTTGCAAGACCGCCGTATGCGTCATGCTCCCTATGTCGAAGTAGGTCGGCCTGACGGCGGGCGGGTTATCGAGTTCATGCCGCACGTGCTGGGGCGTGGCGTTTACCAGTTCCTTCGCGGTCGATTGGCTTAATTCCGGACGGGAGTGGTACTCCGCGTTCGACATTTCCCGTAGCATGTCCCTAGAAGTTTATGGGCGCGCTTGGGTCGCCGCCGGTTTCATAGGGATCGTCGCCACTGAACAGGGCGAACAGATCGACGGGAGTGTCGGCGTCCGCCTTCTTGATCTCCTCGGTCAGTTCGGCCTTCGGCTTCGGCGTCACGCTGTAGCGCGTTTCCTTGCCTTCTCCCGCTCGATGGACCGTCAGGTCGAAGGAGGTCAGGTCGCCCCAGTCGGGATCATTGGCGAGGCTTACAAGCTCGTTCAGGACGGTCTTCTGGGTGATGTCGAGGATTTGGACGCACTCGTTGGCATACGACCATACCCGGCANGCCCAGAATTCCTTGGCCTTCTCGTCGTAGCGGCTGTTGTCCACGGTTCCACCGGGCTTGATCCGCTCGGGCTTGCGTGAACCGTCGTCATTGGTCATCCAGCCGACCGTTCCGAAGACGCAACCGGGCGGGGTGTCCTTGAATCCTCCGAGCATGCGGAAGCGGTTCTCGCCTCCGAGGAATTTCATATAACCTCCGGCGTCGGAGGGGGGTTTGTAATCATCGGGCAAAAAGCTCATTTGCTTTTCCTCTCTTTTTTGTTGGGTTCGTCGGTGAGGGCGCGGAGTACGTCGATCCAGTTCACGGAATAGCCGTAGCTACGGATTCCGAGAGCCTTTCGACGGCGGAGCCAAGTCTGGCGCGACAGACCGAGACGCCTCTGCGCCTCGGATATCGTCACCATCTCAACCGCCTGTTCCACACCCATGAAGACTTGACCAATAGGGATAAAGTCGGGCGGGTCAAGAAGTATTTCCCGTTTTTATCATTACCCCTTAAAAAAACCAAACCCCCGGTGACAAGCCGGGGGAAGGATTGCCCCCCGCTAAGGGAGCAGCAAGACAAAACAGGGGCTATGCTACGGGATAAGGGGCGGGGGAGTCAAGGGCGCTAGTCGCTCTTGCGTTCCAGATCACGCTTGATCTTTTCGCGACCACCGCCAAACCGCCAATAGTAAAAGTCTCCGGGGAACATCCCTCTTGTGGTTTCTCCCGCAAACCCATCCTCTATGGATGTTATATCCTTAAAAGGTCTACTGTACGCGCTTAATGGCGGAAGCAACCAGTCTCTGGCTGCATTGAGCGGCCCTTCGCGTCTCACTTGATACGGGAAGTATCTGGATAAACCGAATAAGCGCCACGTGGCGTCCGACATCTTGTCATCCATATCTATGGGTCGCCCATACGCTAAGTCTTTAGCCACGTCTACGCTACCCGTAACTCCCGTATACAGCACCCCAAGACCCACTAGGCCGGCAAGACCTTCCGCCATCTGTTTGGCGCCACCGGGCTTCCCTTGTTGCAACATTAGCTTGCCTTGAAGGATTTGGTTTTCCGAGTGCTCGCGGAAGTAATCTATTTGTTTTAGCTGATAGGACTTCAGCATGTAGAAGATTCGTCCATTGGGGTTTTTTACGTAAGCACCGGACATTTCGGAAAGAGATGCGGGACGCACGTCTAGGATTTCGTTGTACAAAACCGCTTCAACGCTATCGGTAAGGTTGTTAGTCTTGAGGTCGTAGATGACTTGGTTCGTGTCCAAGAACCCTCCGTACTCGTCTAGCTCCGCTCGTAACTTTGCTTCGGCGCCGCCACCTGCTCTCGCTTGGTTCTTCATCGTTGCGTAGCGCGCGTTCAAAAAGGCATTAGCCCCAAACTTGTCTAACTGGGAAAACCCTATCTTTTTGAAAACCTTATTGAGCACTTTGGCAACTCCCCCACCGGAGCTAGTCATATTGTTTAGCTCATAAGTGGATATGCCGAACTTCTTCGCCAGGTCGTATTCCCTCTTTACCGCAGCTTGCATGGTGGCGTTAAGTCCGTTCCGGTGGAGACTAAAGAAAATATCACCAAACTGGGTCATCACGCTACCAAGGTTGGATAGTACCATAAGGTATCCCAAGTCTTTCAATTCCCGAAGAACCGGATGCATGCCCGTAGTGGACTGCATACGCGAATTGAAAGCCTCATCAACTATCTCTTGGTCTGCGGCAGATAACGCTCCGTGCTTCTTACGGAACTCAGCAAGCTGAATTCCTATGGTCTTTGCGGGGTCGCGCTTTGCCCCAAGGTCTTTGCGTTGTTGTATCCTTGCACCTTTGATTCTCTCCAAGTCCAGAGCCGCAATCTTGTTTACCGCAGTAACTTTGGCAATGCCGTCGCTGACGGGTACTTTGGTGTTCAGGTTGGCAGTTCTTTTATTTCCCGCCCCATCCACGTAGCTTACCCGAAACTTTCCCCCCGCTACCTTTTTGATGGATGCCTCCCCTGACTCCATTTGTTGGAGTAAAGTTTTCTTCCTGTCTTCGGTGAACTTTATGTTATCAAGTCGGTCGCGCTCCCTGTCTATCTTTGGGGCATCGCCCTTGAAGCGATTCCACACCGACTTCTCCACGATGCCGTCTATGTATGCTTCCAGCCCGTCTATGGGTTTGGAATAGAATTCTTTTATGATTTCATCAATCTGTTCTACCCGCCTTTGCTTTGCTCCACCCGGCAAACCTCCGGCTCGCCTGTGTAAATTCTCAGCGACGTACTTTTGAATCACCGCCGCCGCATCCTCGTCACTCAGGTCTACCCCACTGGCGCGATCCTGAATCTTAGCTTCGGCGTTCAGCGCTCTAGTTAAATCCGAATCATCAGTGAGCAAGCCCTCGTCTCGCAACTTCTGCCGGAGTATCTTGGGGTTTCTGCCCAAACGGTTCATAACGTGGCGCGGGAAGTAGTCTTCCAGTT